TTTAAGAAATCTGCAGGTAGGCGTTTAAAGTCCATAGAATGCCATGACATTATGTGTAAGATAGGCTCTGTGGTAGTGGTAGGAGGAGTGCGAAGATCGGCTCTAATAAGCTTATCTGACCTTGAAGATCAAGAGATGTCATTAGCTAAGTCTGGCGAGTGGTGGAATGACGAAGGGCAAAGGGCTCTTGCAAACAATTCTGTATGCTATCAAGACACACCTCCTGTAGGCATTTTTATGAGAGAGTGGCTAAACCTATACAATTCTAAATCTGGTGAGAGAGGTATCTTTAGTAGAGATGCTTCTGTTAGACAGGCAGAAAAAAATGGCAGAAGAGATTCTGGACATGAGTTTGGAACTAACCCATGCTCTGAAATTATATTAAGACCGTATCAATTTTGCAACTTGACAGAGGTTGTAGTTAGAGCAGATGACGACATCGAAAGGTTAGCCAAGAAAGTAGAAGATGCTACCATACTTGGTACAATACAATCTACACTTACAGAGTTTAAGTATCTAAGAAAAGTTTGGCAAAACAATACAGAAGAAGAAAGACTTCTTGGTGTTTCGCTTACAGGCATATTAGATAATCCTAAATTAGGAAAGGCAGATGACCTGAAGAGGTTAAGACAACAGGCTGTAGATACTAATTTAGGATTAGCAGAACAACTAGGCATACCGCAGTCAACTGCTATTACTTGTGTAAAACCCTCAGGCACAGTCTCACAACTTGTAGACTCTGCTTCTGGTATACACGCAAGGCACTCAGCATATTATATAAGAACAGTTAGAGGTGATAAAAAAGACCCACTATCTCAATTTCTTATTGACCAAGGTATACCGCATGAGGATGACCTTATGCAACCAGAGAACACTGTGGTCTTTTCATTCCCTATGAAGTCCCCTACCAAGGCAGTCCTTAGAGAAGACCTCAGTGCCATTACTCAGCTAGAAAACTGGAAGAACTACCAAGAGCATTGGTGTGAACATAAACCCTCAGTTACCATATCTGTAAAAGAAGATGAATGGTTTGAGGTAGGTTCTTGGGTGTACAATAACTTCAAAGATGTAGCAGGTGTTTCATTTTTGCCACACTCTGACCATACATACAAGCAAGCACCATATCAAGATATAACTAAGGAAGAGTATGATGCCTTAAGTAAGAAAATGCCACGAAATGTCGATTGGACATTATTATCAAACTACGAAAGAGAGGACAATACAACAGGCACACAAGAGTTGGCATGTAGTGCAGGTGCTTGTGAGATTGTAGACATAACATGATATCATTATTAGGCTCCGTTCTTGGCTTCGGAACTTCTTTTCTCCCCTCAGTATTGGGATTTTTTGAAAAGAAACAAGCCAATAAACAAGAACTTTTGATGCTAGAGGCGAAAGCTAAGTACGCATCAGAACTAAGCAAACTAAAATTAAAAGAACTAGATGCAGAAGCAGACATAGAAGAAGTAAAAGGTTTATACAAACATGCTGAGTCATTGGCACAGGCAAACAAATCTACATTTGTATCTGCCCTACAAGCATCAGTAAGACCAGTTATAACATATGCTTTCTTTAGTATATTTGCATTTGTTAAAATTACCTACGTGATAATGGCAGTGCAAGAAGGAAGAGATGTACTACCTGCTATATTAGAGGCATGGGATGAGGAAAGTCAAACTATCTTTGCCGCTATAATTAGCTTCTGGTTTGGGAATCGTTTATTTAAAGCAAGGAGGACAAGTTAATGGCAGGCGGAACAAGTTTTGAAAAAATACCTGAAGGTCAAATGGCACCTTTGTTTCCCTTTGGACCTATGATGATACATGCTAGGATGCCGATGGATATAGTGCGTTCTTTAAACAAATACGCTAACAAGACAGTTAAGGATGAAGAAAAATCTAAAAGATTAGATCATTCAAATCAGCTAGTGGGTAAACTTAAACAAGAATTTTTAATAGATGAAAAAGAATTAAATAAACATGTGAATTTTTTTAATACTGTTATAGGTAATTTTGTTCAAACAGAATTATCAAGACACTTTAAACAGTTAAGTCAAAATACAGGTTTTGGTATAGATTATAAATCTGCGTGGATTGTTCGTCAATTTGCAGGCGAGTTTAACCCTGCACATATACATACCCAATGCGATTTATCTTGCGTAGGATATTTAAAGTTACCACCTGAAATAAATAAAGAGTGGGATGAGGATTATAAAGATCATTATCCTTGTAGAGGTCATATAGAATTCTTACATGGGCAGGGAGGTAAAATGCATACACATACTTTTCTTGTTAAACCTAGCGTAGGAGATTTTTTTGTATTTCCTGCTGACCTCATACACATGGTTTACCCCTTTGAATCTGATGGAGAAAGAAGATCATTTAGTATGAATATGGTTGTAAGACAACATGAAGTAGACAACCAAGGTAATCCTATTAAAACTGTAAAAGATAGCGATACATGGATATCAGGAGAAAACAAAACATCTAAATTTAAAGTTGACAATACAATGTAATTAATTTAAAAAATACTCTAACCTTTTTAGGAGAACAAAATGGAGTCACAAATAATATCCCTACTTTTAAGTAGAGAAAACTTTGATAAGGCAAAAGCCCTTGTCACAAAAGATATGTTTGATAAGAAATACAAAACTATCTTTGATGCAGTAATGCATTATCATACTAAGTATGAAGGTGACCTATCAAAAGATAATCTTTTTATAGTACACAAAAATTTATACCCTGCCATGCCAGACTCTACTAGAGAGCTAGTAGAAGATGCAATAAAAGATATACCAGAAGACATAGAGGGTGATCCTCAATTTGTAATGGACACACTTACAGAGTTCTGGCGTAGAGAGATGGCAAGGAAAGTAGGCGAAACAGCTATTGATATATGGAATGGCGACTCAGCTAACTTTGGTGATCTACGAATGATGATTGACCAAATAATAAATCAAGATTCGGCTACTGGTATTCTGTCCATGCAAAGGGAAGAGACAGATGTTGAAGAATTGTTTCAAGACTTTGAAGCAGACCCAGACTTCCCTTTCCCAATAATAACATTATCTGATGAGGTAGCAGGTACATACCGAGGCAACCTTGGTATTATCTTTGCTAGACCTGAAAGCGGTAAGTCATCTTTCTGTGCTTTCTTAGCTGCAGAAGCAATACGCAAAGGCAACACTGTTGGATACATAATGAATGAAGAGACAGCTAAGAGAATGAAGTCAAGAGTTCTAACTGCCTACTTCAATGTACACAAAGAAACCTACATGCAAGAGATAGAAACTATAAAAGAAGTTTACAAAAATGAAATAGAAGATAGACTTTTTATTATGGATTCTGTAGGCTCAGACATATCAGAGATAGACCAGTTTGCAAAATTAAATAAAATTGATGTGTTGTTTGTAGACCAGTTAGACAAAGTAAAAGTGGGCGGTGAGTTTAGTAGGGGTGATGAAAGATTGAAAGAGCTCTACGTAAATGCAAGAGAGATAGCCAAAAGAAATAACTGCATGGTGTGGGCTGTGTCTCAGGCAAGCTATGACGCACACAATCGTCAGTTCTTAGACTTTGCCATGCTTGATGGTTCTAAAACTGGCAAGGCAGGTGAGGCTGATATAATTATAGGCATAGGAAAAAATCCTGGTGAGGATGATGATACTAGGTTCTTATGTGTTTCTAAAAATAAAATCTCAGGGTGGCATGGTCACGTAGTTTGTGAGATAGACAAACTTACTGGGAGGTATTACGAATGATTTTAACATTAGATGTAGAAACTACTTTTATAAAAACAGACAAGGGTTCTGATCCGTCACCTTATACTAGAGGTAATCAGTTAGTGTCTGTAGGTTTTAAAGAAGATGATAATCCTGTACAGTATGTATGGTTCTATCACTCAAAGAAAGACCCTACACCAAACAACATGAAGATAGTACAAGATGCACTAGACAGAGCAGACGTACTGTTAGGTCACAATATAAAATTTGATTTGCAGTGGCTGTTTGCATCTGGCTTTACATATGATGGTGCTGTATATGATACTATGGTGTTTGATTATGTATGGGCTAGGGGTGTTAAAGTACCTCTTAGCTTGGATGAATGTTGCCGTAGGCATAAAACGTCAACTAAGAAAAAGAAAGAAATTTTAGAAAACTACTTGAAAGAAGGTATAGGATTTGATATAATACCTGCAGACATAGTAGAAGAATATGGAATCGCTGATGTACAGTCTACCTATGAAGTAGCTGTAAGCCAGTCTAAACAAGAAGGAAAGAGCATTGAGCAGATTGCAGCCTACACTGTACCTGTCTTTTGAGGTAACAAAAGTTTTAGCAGGAATGGAGAGAGACGGCATCAAAATAGATCGTCAAGCTCTAAACCTTGTTAAAGATGAGTACACAAAAGAATTAGAAGAACTTGGTATATTCTTAAACAAAGAAGTGTCTAGAGTTATGGGTGATACACCTATAAATTTATCTAGCCCTGATGATAGGTCTAAGTTATTATTTTCCAGAGCAGTAAATAATAAAAAAACTTGGACAAATGTCTTTAACCTAGGCTACGAAGTTAGAGGTAACACAAAGAAACCAAAACGTAGAGCCTACATGACTGATGCACAATTTAAGAGGGCAGTTGTAAACAACACTACAGTGCAATATAAGACAGAGGCTACTAGATGTAACCCTTGCAAAGGTTATGGCAAGGTAGCTAAAAAAAGAAAGGATGGTTCTTGGGGTACTGCTAGATATATCTGTAAACCTTGTTCAGGTACTGGTATACAGTATATGCCTACAGGAAAAGTAGCAGGATTTAAGTTAGTACCGTTAGATACAAAAGCATGTAGCAGTGCAGGATTTAAAACCGATGCAGATGCTTTGTCTTTGTATTACGAAAGAGGTAACGAAGAGGCAGTTGCATTTATAAAAGCCTACCTCAGGTACAATGCAATCAAGACTTACTTAAAGACTTTTATAGAAGGTATAGAAAAAAATTTAGATTACTCAGATAGAATACATCCTCAGTTTATGCAGTGTGTTACAAGTACAGGCAGGTTGTCATCTAGGAATCCTAACTTTCAAAACATGCCTAGGGGTAAAACATTTCCAGTACGTAGGGCAGTTGTGTCTAGGTTTGAAGGGGGTAAGATTCTTGAAGGGGATTACGCACAGCTAGAGTACAGAGTAGCAGGGTTCTTAAGTAAAGATAAACATGTATACGAAAATGTCAAGGGTGGTGTTGATGTACACAACTTGACTGCTACGATTATAACTGGTAAAGATAAAGAAGACATTACGTCAGAAGAAAGACAAAATGCTAAAGCACATACTTTTGCACCTTTATATGGTGCTACAGGTATGGGTCTACCTGAACATGTACACAGATACTATTATCAATTTACGGAAGTGTATCCTGGAATTGGTGAGTGGCATGATAGGTTGGCTCAAGAGGCTTTGAAGTATAAAGTTGTGAGTCTACCTTCTGGTAGGGAATACAGATTTCCTTATGTAAAGAGAACAGCTAGAGGCATTACACATGGCACTAGCGTAAAGAATTATCCTGTACAGGGGTTTGCGACAGCAGATTTACTTCCGTCTGCTTTAGTGCTTACCTTCGAGGAGTTTAAGAAAAAGAAACTTAAGTCCTTGCTTTGTAATACAGTACATGATAGTATAGTGGTGGATGTACATCCTGATGAAGAGGATCAAGTGATTGAGACTGTCAAAGAATGTATGCTCTCCATCCCTCAGCAAGCCAAAAGAAGATGGGGCATTGAGTATGATATGCCTGTAGGCATTGAGATTAAAATCGGAAGCAACTGGCTAGATACTAAAGAAATTTTTTCTAATTAATGCTTGCAATTAATTTAGTTCTAGTATACAATAGTAAGATTGTGCAACTCATAAGGAGTAATATATGACACAACTAGCGACTACCGAGAATACAGACCTCGTAATTCCAGATAATCTGGATAAACTGTCTGTAGATGAACTAGCAAATCTGCTTGGTCAAAGGGATGGGATGGAGTCTCAGTCCTCTGGCGATTCGTTTGCTAGATTGTCAATTAACCACTCACCAGAAGATGATGCAGGTAATACATTACCTAGAGGTCACTTCGCATTATACAATCCAAACACTAAAGAAAAAGTTTTTGGTAAAGATGTAACCTTGAGAGTTTTCGTGAGAAGGTTTATGTACAGCCTATGGGACAATGAGCAGGGTGCATACTCTGTTCGTAGTACTCAGCAAGCTAAACTTAAC